GATCGGCTCCCCACCGCGGTATCCAATCCAGCCGATTCCAGATTTTGTCGAGGCGTCGAGTGTCATCTGGGTGATGAGCTCGGTGGCTTCAGCTCTGGTCATTTCATAGAGCGTGGAAAGGATTTCTTTCCTGTCCTTCTCCCGCATATTGTGGGTGATGTAGAGCAGCGGCTCGTACTCAACCGGCCCCAGTCGGAACTTAGGAGGGGGTTTCGGTGTAGTCGAAGTGGACGACTGCGCTGGATATTCTAGCTGGCTTGGAGTCATTAGAGGTGAACTTGAGACCGATGTGGGTACCTGATGCGCCAATCCTGAAATTGGGGAGGTTGAAGTTTGAAAGCTCAACCGAGCCTGCCTTGGCGTAACTATCCGTGGTTGGGTCGGTCGAGTAGGAGATTGTCCAGCTACCCTCGCATCCAATGTCGATGCCCTTGAACTTTTTCTTGTTGCCAGGGCGATCTGCCGATAGCCAGCTCAGCTCGACTTCGGCGAGGCTGTTGTCATAGACATTGCCGCTGATGCCGCCATAGATGTAAATCTCGTCGCCGGATCGGCAAAGGAGCTGATTGCCGTAGATAGCCCAGTCTTCGACCGCGAAACCTGGCTCGTAGATTGTCCACGCTGAAATCGAGGATGCTGGGAAAAACGAATAGACAAACACCTTGTCGCCAAGAGCAAGCATGTACCGCCCCTCACGAGGCTCCACCACGCCGCAGGACCGCGCCACCTCAGCTTCGGTGAGGTCATTCATCTGGTTGATGACGAGCGGATCCACCGCTGTACCGACATCGAAGACCACGGCGGCATTGGATGAGTCGCGCGCGCGGAGCGAGCGAACGCCGGTGTCCGAAAGGAAGAAAACGTCCATCTCGCCAAAGTTTATTGCGCTGCGAGGAGCGATCGAGCCTACGTTGTCCAGTATCTGCTTGGGCAGGTTATCTGAAGGATCACCGGCCACCACCTGCCAAATCTGGGTTGATCGACGAGCGAACACCGCCAGGAATCCTTGGTAGGGCGCTGTCGTGACAAGCGTCTCGGCACCGCCGGTCTGAGCGGAAAGGCTTTCAAATCCGGCGAAGGTGTCTTCTTTCTTGCCGGCGGAGTTGGTGAAGGTTGTGGTCCAGCGCGTCGGGTTATTGACATCTGAGAAGTAGAGCGTCCCTTGAACGGTGGCGTAGACCTTTCCTCGGAATGTGCGTGCGGATGTACCGGTGCCGGATGCCGATGGTGTGACGCGGTATGGGGTGTTGTTGACAATTACCTCCCACGATTCGTCGCCATCAAAGGAGGGGTCATACCCACCGAAAAGCTCGACAGTAGAAATTTGCGGATGCGATATCGTGGCGGATTGAACAATGTCGGTAATTGCTGAATTGTTAGAACCACCCTCTACATTGCTTACTGAAACACTCAGCGTAAAGGGGGTATTTTTAGCTGAGGCCGTGATGGTGATTTTGTTGGTTGCTGTATCGTATGTAGCATCAACCGCTGCGTCGGTCGATACCAGTGACGCAAGGGATTGGCCGAGCGTGTCGATGTCTGAGATATTCGGGGCGATGGTGTCCCAGTCGGTGACGCGCGCGCCATTGTAGAAGTGGTGCACCGCGCCGTCGGAAAATTTTGCCACGACGTATGGAACACCGTTGTAGGTGTCCACGCTGAGGATCTCTGAAAGGTCTGGGCTACCTGGGGCGGTGAGCTGTTGGTAGCGCAGGGAAGTCGGCACGGAAGGGTTGGTCGCGCTGCCAAAAACATAGATGCCATTCTTGGTGGCCCACAGTCCTTTTGTTTGCCCAGGTTGGAGGGATGCAAATGGCACGAATGCCTTGCGCTTCTCCACCTCGCCGCCTCGGTTAATGTGGATGTTCTTGCCTACCGAGAGGCTGCCTTGTTGAGCAGTGATTCTGCTACGGCGAGCATCCAACCCGCTCTTGAATGCGTTGACGAAGATGAATGCCATTATCGTGGAACTCTGACTGTCCAGTTTTTAGAGCGGGGTTGGAAATCTGATTGCCCGTTCACGAACATCCGGTTTTGGGAGTGACGACCCTTCAAGCGGTTGTAGTGTGAGGTGGCGATCGAGAGCTTAAGCTGGGCGTCCGATGATTTAGCGCGGGCGAGCAACTCCGCGGCTGCCGTAAGGATCAGGAGGTTGGAGTCAAGCTCGCACTTGTCGCTGCTCGCCACCAGTGGCGCGAGTTGCTTCATCACGCGGAAGCGGATGCGCGTCGGATCGCTCGGCACCGGCCATATCTCAAACTGGTTATCCTCCGCGAAATCCCAGCGGATAGGCGTGGTTTCAGTCTCTCCTTCTTCTGGGTCGGACGAGTTGTAAAGGTTGGGCGTGATGCCAAAATCCATCGGGCGCCACGTTTCATTATCTCTCACCCACGCGCCAAAGATCCGACGCGAATCCACGTCGGTATTGAACGTGTAGGTGTTCTGGCCGGCGAGGATCTCCTCCTCGCGAAACACCTTGAGGTGCGGCCAATCGAAGTCCTCGTAGTAGGTCTCTTGGATCCGCTTGAGCATTTGACGAATGCCAGGCAGAGCGTCCACACCCATCGCCAAATCGGTGGAGTCGCCGATTTCCGCCCGCACGGCGGTGACGAGTTCATCTAAAGTGAGAATGGGCATGGTGCGTGCTGGTTAGGCGTCGAATGGGGTGATGGATTTTTTGGATGACTTCTTCGCGGGCACCGGTTCCCCTTCAGGGGCCGAGGGCTCCTCGGGGGCGGCCTCTTCAGCTACTGGAGCCGCTTGAGTAGCGCCGCCGTATGGATCGGTTTCCTTGAAGTCGATTGCATCGAAGGTGTCCGGTAGGGTGAGGTTGAATCGGTTGGCTCCGAATGCGAGCGCCACGACTTCATCGCCGTAGCAGCGAGTAAGGCGGTCGCATTCAACTTTGGCGGTGAGTTCACCACCTTCCAGTTTCCGAAGCGTGCCTGGGACACGAGTGACCGAATAGCGACCATGGCCGGCCATGAGCACGATGACTTCTGGAACTGTGACGCCTTCCTTGAGGATGACGGTATCATTTGAGCCGCCGATAGCGACTAGGACTGAGCAGGTTTGCATATTGTGGATTGATGTTGGTGTTGTTGGTTTGACTGAAAGAGTGAGGCAAAGGAGGGGCTGGCCGAAGCCAACCCCTCCCGCGAGTGCTTAGGCGATCGAGTAGACGCCGGAGCTGTTGAGACGTTTGGCGGTAAGACCACCAGTCCAAGTCATCGAGCGGTAGAGAGCGTAGCGGTTCTCTGGGCGCGCGGGGGCGTGGACCTTGTTGTCTTCACCTTCCATGACGTAGCCGCAGATGGCATCCGTGTCGATCATGTAGCAGCGCTTCGAGTAGTCGATTGCGTTGCCCATGATGCCTTGGAGGTCATCGAGGGTGGGGTCATAGACGAACGTGCCGATGCCAGTCACCGTCACGCTAGGCGAGGCAATGTTCTTGGAGCCAGCGACACCGCTCTGCGAGTAGAGCGACTTGGTTGCCACCTCTTTTTCGAGGGCATCGAGGAACTTCGATCCGCAGAGGATGAGGTTCGGCTTGCCACCGTAACGGGTGAGCTGGCGGATTTCCTGGCGCAGGGTCTGGGTCAGGTTGTCGGATCCAGCGCTGATGCCGAGGTTGGCGCGGTTTCTCCACCAGGCATTGGTGACGCGGGAAAGGCCACCGAGGGTGCCGGTGCTGGGTGCGTCAACAACGAAGGCGAGGATACCAGGGCTTTGCTTGCCGGAATCCTGCGACCCATCGCGCCAGAACATCTGGTTCATGCGACGGCTCCATCCTTCGCTCATCGAGCTGAGTTTGTGCTCAAGGAGGTTGGTCAGGGCGGTTTGCTCGCGGCCAGAGACCTTGGTGGTTTTCTCACCAAAGGCGCTGTCAGCGACGCTGATACCGTCTTGCTTCAACTCAGTGAAGGTCACGCTGATACCAGCATGGATTTCAAAGTAGTCGAAGTTAGCGCGGCGGACGGCGTTCGGGTTCTGGAAGGTGACGGCATCGTCAAAGGCGAAGC